GGTATGTCCTGCTTGATCAGCTCCTGGTTGGCTTCGACCCAGCGCAACATGCTGCCCGATATCTCGGTAATTTTGGGCGCCAGCGTCACCACGGCCGATGTGATTTGAGTTTTTAACACCTTGCCGATAGTCGATAAATTATCCCCCGCCTTTTCTGCATCGCGGATCAAAGAGTCTTTAATGACCAGACCCAGATCGTTTGCTTTTCTGCGGAAATCGTCCAAGCCGGCGCCGCCGTCCTTCAGCATGTTGACCAGCGCGGCGCCTTCGCTGTCAAAAGCCTTAAACGCTATGCGTAATCTTTCGGATCTGCTTTCGGTGCGTTGAATCACGTCGGCCAAATCACTCAGCACGTCTTCAGTGCGCCGTGTATTTCCAGCCGCATCTTTGACCTGAATGTTATATTGCTCCAGCACCCCTTTCAGTTCGCCCTTGCCCTGGGCCGCCTCGGCAGTACGCCGCGTAAACCGTTGCAGGGCCATGTTCAGGGTCTCGGTGTTTACACCGCTCATATTTGCAGCGTATTGATACTCCTGCAAAGCGCCGGTGCTGATCCCGAGTTTGTCCGCTGTTTTGGCCAGTGCGTCCGCCGTTTTCAGGCTGCTGGTAACAAGCAGACCAAAACCCCCCGTACCCGCCAGGGTGCCGATAGCCCCGCGCAGGCTGAACACCGATTTTGTAATCGCTCCCAGGCTGCCCCTGAACTTGGTCAGGGTGGTGTTGCTGATGTCCTTGGCGGCCAGTATAATTTGTAGTCTGTGATCCATATTTCCGTTTTTATTTTAAGTTGCTGCTCGTAAAATCATCATTTATGCCGCGATTCGTCCTTCGTCCCTCGTTTTCGCGTCCATCGGTTTTTTTTCGGCCCGCTCATTTGCGATTTAAGCGACGATCTTTTTTTCCGAATGCTATGGGTTGCGTTTTTTATCACGGCCAAACGGCATACGAACCCGAATAGCCCGTCAGCCGTTTTTTAATGTTCTCGCTGACCACTTCCATCGATACGTCGGTCATGCCCAACTCCACAAACGGTATGCCGTTTTTTTGGGCGTCGGCGTGTACTTTTATATACACGACGCCGTCGACTTCCTCGCCGGTCACCGCATCGACCACGCGGGTGCCGTTGCGTTTGCCGTCGGCGATAATTTTAAACTTCATATGCGCTCCCCTCTCATTTTGCGCCGGAAATTGTCGGTTATGTTGCGCCGGGTTTCATTTCTATAGGCGACCCAAAACGGCTCCATAATCGGGCGCGGCGGCGTTTTAAATGTTTTTGTTTCTCTGCGTAGAAAAAAATACTGCCGGTTGCGCGACCGGCCACTCATTTTTCCGCCGCTGCGGGCCATGGCTTTGCGCTGGGCCTCGCTCACCGGCCGCTCGAAACCTTCCTGCAAAATTTTGGCGAAATATCGCCAGCGCTCGGATACCCGCGGGCCCACCCAGCCGATCTGCAGCTCCAGCGGATCGCGTGCTGCCACAAAATACCGCACGGCGATGGCCAGGCGGCGCAGCGGGCTATTGCGGCCGCGGTGGCCCCACCTTCTTGCAATAAACGACAGCGGCGCGAACTCCCGACCACCGGGCTTGCCCTTGCGAATCTCGGCTTTTAATAACCGCATCAGGCGAAACCCTTCGACCCGCACCGACGTGTCCAGCGCTTTTTTCTGCCGTTTGCTTTCAACCTTCAGCACCCGATCCAGGTTTTTAAACCCGCGGGTGGTCATCGTGATCAATGGGTCCGGCATTTATTCGTCCTCGTCCCTCATACCTCGGCCATCTTGTCCAGCACCATGCGCTCCAGGCGCTTGATCTTCATCATCAAACCGTTGGATACATCGATGCCAAGCCGTTCGGCCTCGATATACACGGCTGGGTAATCCAACCCGATCACTCCCATGCCGCCGCCCCGCCACTGCGTTTGTATCTCCAGCCAAAGTTCCCATGCCGCCTCGTTTTCTTTTCGCAACGTCGGTGCTGTGGCGTAACTGCAGCCGGTACAGGGCGAGGTTTTTTTGGCTTGACGGCATCGTTTACAGTACTCTATTCGCTGCCGGTCTGAGTGCCATTCCCAGACCTCGACAAGTTTTTTTCCTCATCCCCGGATCCGAAGGTCTCGGCGATAATGGCAAAAAAAATCCGGCGTTCCTCGGCCGGTGTCAAATCCTCTAAATTTATATTTTTGGGTCCCGTGCTGCCCATGTCCATAATGGCGTCAAACATTTCAGCGGCCTTGTCGTCGCTGCCCAAACCCGTCAGGTCAATGCCCCAGCGTGTGATTGGATAGCCTTTTGACGCCATGTCAGACAGCTCGGATCGTTTCAGACCCCGCACCCGAAACACGATATCGTTGACGTTGATCTCTCTCAAATCCACCCCCTGTTGACAAATAAAAGTTGTCTGTTTACGATGGGCTGGGGCTGGCCGACACACTGGCCGACGGTGAACTGGACGTAGTGACGTCATAGCTGGCCGTCGTGTTTGTCACCCGCATCACCACCGCGCTGGCCTCGCTGCCGTTGGTGTAAAACCCCTGAAAATTCAGATCGACCAGCAGACCCTGGGGTCCCGGCACATCCGGGCTGTTGCGCTCGTACTGCAGCTCCTGTATCTCGATTTCAAACACCGATGATGCCGAATTGGTGATCGTCAGTTTCAGACTGGTCTCAGTCGAGTTGATGGCTTTTTCCAGCAGGGTCGTGTCTTCAAACAGGGTTTTGATGTTGCCGGATACGCCGACAATGCCCTCGGGGATCGCGCCCAGGATGCCGGACCCGCCGATGACGTAGTTATCCAAATCCAGCCCGAAGTCGATGTTGATGGAAAGCTCGGTGGCATTTGACAGACTGCCGCCGCCTTCCAGTATCGCGGCCTCGAAATTGTCCAGCCGCGCCAGGCTTACGCTGGTCGGGCTGGCGTCGAACGGCGACGATGCCATGCTCTCGTTGGCGCCGGCGATGTCCAGGCTGGCGGTCAGCTCGCCGTCGCCGCCGACCGTAATATTAAACCCGCTCACCTTGCAGCCCAAAAAACGGTCGTATTTTGAAGTCCCCAGGTCCTCGTAAGCGGCCTCCAGCGTAAACGACAGCATGGTGTCGGCAATTTTGTACTCGTGCACGTAAGGATTCGACCCGGTGCTGGTCGGGTTGCCGAACATGGCCGCGCACCAATACGGCATGATGCCGGAATCCACCGGTATCACAATGGGACCCGACACCGTCAGGTTGCCGTCGGCCGGTGCGGCCGGGTTGCGGGTGCCCGTCAGGGTCGCCGGCACAATCAAATTTCGGTTGGCCTTGACGCCCAGCGAGTTGATTTGTACGACAAAACCGTCGGCCGCCGCCGTCCCGAATGTATCCTCGAATCCGAGTAGTATATCAACGGTACTTCCTTTTTGATGTGCCATTTTTCTTTACTCCGTGTCGTTGAAATATATAAAACTTGGTTTTGCGGTTTTTAAAAAAATGTTATGCCAGCGGATCCGTTCCGATGGTCACCACCTGACGAAAATCCATTTCGATAAATCCCTGCACCTCGGGCGGGCGGCCCAGCGTGTCGATGACTTCCACAAAAGAAACGCTGGTGTTTGCCGGCAGATCGGACACGACGGCGGTTTTGACTTTTTCGATAAAATCACAGATCAAATCCACCCCGGTCGGATCGGTCAGGTTGCCCTCGGCCCGCGTCTGATAGGTTGCCACGTTCAGCCCCAGCCAGGCGTCCAGGCCGTACTCGATCACGCGCTGCTCCTGGCCGCTGCGTTTTTCGGTCGGCAGCAGCACCACAAACGGATAATCGTTTTCGATGTCCGGAAAAACATCGGACGGCAGGTCCTTGTAGACCGTCAGCGCGATACCGAAACTGGCGAGGACCCAGGCCGTCAGGTCGCTGTCCTGGGCCACCGCCGTTGCGGTTGTTTCTAAAAAAGTTTTTAGTTCCATAGAACCTTAAAACCTTTTAGGTGACAATCGTGTCGTAAAACAGGACGCCGGCATCGGCGCAGGTCACCTTGGCATCGAAATTCTCGGACGCCTCAATGATGTAGCTTTTGACGTCTTTGTCCCACCAATATCTCACCGACCGGTAAATGTCCGCGGCCAGCTCGGCGTCAATGGGCGACTCCGACCCTTTCCAGTTGAACACGTACCCTGCGGCCGGTTCGTCCAAAGCCGGGGTCGGCGGCGCGTAGTACAAAAATGCCGCGCCCTTGGTGGCGTTGGTTTCCCAGATGTCGACGGCGTTAAAATCCGTTCCCGCCACGACTTCCTCGGCATCCGACTTGATTGCGCCGCCGATGCCGACCCAATCAAGCTCAAATAGCTGGGCCAGTGTCTGGGTGGTGACATCCGCCGGCGCGCCCTGGGTGCCGGTGTATTTGATGCGCTCCAGGACGGT